TTCTCCTCAAATGCCACGGTGTCAGCGTGCAACTCGTCGTGATGCGCTCTGCAAAGCGGCAACACAAACAGGTCATGCGCTTTTGTTCCCATTCCACCTTGTCCGTGGCCTATCAGGTGATGGGGATCATCTGCTTGTTTGTTACAGCAGACACACGACTGAGACTTAACCCAGCGCGTCCAGCTCTCGTTTACCCAGCGGCGGCGCTTTGGTCGCAGCATAAATGATTCCGGCGTTTCAGGATCTACGCGAAGACCGAGAATCTTTTTCTGCACCACTTCGCTCGCCGCTGGCTCCGGCGCAATATCGCTCTCCTTCATCACCGGTTGATGCTTTATTTCCGGCAATCGCAGGGCTTTCCGGGCCAGCGATTCAGGGATGACGTGCGCCAGATTGTTTATTACCAGCCACCAGCACAACTCTGGGATCGTCAGTTGATGGTCTTCGTTGAACCCCAGCTGTGAGCGGATGACCGTTATCAACCAGGATACCAGGTTCCCACGCGCAATGCCTGCCAGCGTCTCTGTGTACTGATCACGCACCAGGTTATCGCAGGCCCAGCAAAGGCGGATGCTGCCAGGCTCATGCCGGAACAGCGTAAAATTTTCGCTGTGCCACGAGCCGTGCGGATACTGGCATTCAAAACGACGCTCCAGCTCGGCCTCCAGCGAGCTGATACCACCCGCGCGCAGAATGACGTCTTTGTTTTCGAAGACTGGCTTCAAAACCGGGTCTTCTGCCAGTGGCTGCGTGGCGGGAGGGATAGCGCCGGTTGCGTAGTCGCTGTATTTTTCCGGTGCAGGCTCAATCAGTACCCGCCCTCTCCTGAACATCGGCATGAGATCAGCACCTGGGCGAAGAAGAACAACGCCCATGCGTGGGGCAATCTCAGGGGTTAGTAGTGCTCTCATATCATCTCCACGTCAGGCAGCTGCACGAAAACGTCGGATGGTGATTTCTACTTTCCCTTTCTTCACGATGTTCCCCCACTCCACCAGCATGCGCTTAACCTGACTGTCGTCTTCCCAGACGCCTGTTAGAGTCAGGGCATCGAACAGCGCTTTGTTGTAGTTATCGATATCCCGACGGCGCTGATCCGGCGGATACAACACTATGTGAACCTCGGCCAGATCAGAGGATGGCCGGGGAACGGCCCGCAGTTGCTCAATAATCGCCGCTCTCGCTGCCTGCTGGAACTTGCGCCCTGTCTCGCTTACCAGATGCCTGCCTTTCAGCGGTCCCTTGCTCGGGGCGCGCCAGTAACTATTTACGCTCGGTGGAAATGGTAAAGTCAGTTTCATTTAGCCCCCTTAAAGGATCGCTACAACGTCTTTTGCGACTTCCCGCGTACTGCTTTTGCAGGAGATCGAACGGCGCGCGTTGATGAATTGCAGGTTAAAACCATGCTCCCGGTACAGGTCGAGAACCTTCGGTGCAGATGAGTTAGAAATCACTACCCGAGCGCCACGGTGAAAGGCAGATACACATTGCTTCGCCAGGTCCACCTGTTTATCCCAGCTAAAACCACCAGCGGCGTAGGCGGTGAATCCGGTTGTTCCCGGCATCGGTTCGTAAGGCGGATCGCAGTAAACCACATCCCCTTTACCGGCCAGGCTGATTGTCCGGCGGTAATCAGCGGTCATGAATACGCAGTTATGCGCCATAGCCGCGAAGGCTTTCATCTCATCCATCGGGTAATATGGAGCCTTGTAGCCTCCCCAGCCCACATTGAACTTGTTCGCCTGGTTGTAGCGCATCAGGCCATTGAAGCAATGCCGGTTGAGATACAGGAATGCAGCTGCGCGTTCAGTAGCATCCAGCGTCTGTGCGTTGAACTCGGAACGGATCAGCTCATAGCCATCTGGTGACCGCATGTTCTCGAACATCCAGCGGGCCTTCACTTCCACTTCATCCGGCACCACCGCTAACATCTGATACAGATTAATCAGGTCCGGGTTAACGTCCGCCAGCAGGTAATCTGCGTGCTTTTCGCTGTTCAGGAATACCGACCCACCACCAACGAATGGCTCTATCAGGCGTTTCCCTGCCGGGATATGCGCGAACAGGTCAGCCAGCTGGGTATACTTTCCACCAGCCCATTTGAGAAATGGCTTGCTCATGTGCGGAACCCCGAGTTCTCTGGCAATGAGTAATCAACCCCGTCGAAGCTGGCTCGCGAAATGGACGACTCCTGGCGGGAGCTATTGAGTGGAGCAGATAGTTTTAACGACAGCTCATCCCATTTTTCCCGAAGCTTCGACGGGCTGAGTACGTTTTTACACCAGAACGAATCTTTGTTGGCGCGCTTGAACAGTGAGCAAATTTGTTTATGGGTTCTCCCGTCCTGCATCACCATCAGGCGAACCTCATTCGCCCATGCGGTCCAGTTTGGTTCTTTAGGGCGAACTACCTCACCATCACTTTCAGCAGCCAGTTCGTACATGCTGATAATTTTTCCCCAAATGAACTCGGCGCAGGTTAAATCGTCCTGGCTGCCCCACTGCCGCTTTGCAGCGCTGTACACCACCGCGTCAGGATGTCGTGACAGAAATTCATCTGCAGAGCCCTGTTCGTCCGGTTGCGAAGCGTCCGGACAAGAAGGATTTATATCTGATGGATCAGTAGTTGATTTTACTGACGGATCCCCACCAGATTCTGACGGGTCAAAACTGGTTTTTTTGATGGATTCCGACGCCTCAAATTTTGAGGGGTCAATTTTTGACGCATCAGATTTTGACGCGTCAGATTTTGATGTGTCAGAAACTGACAGGTGAGAAAATGCCGCTTTCTGTAGTTTGGAAACGTTGAGCTGGTAGACGTTCGATGCATTACGGTTGCCGTTGCGGCGCTGTGTGCGAGTGAGCCACCCCTCTTTCTCAAGTGCAGCTATCGCCGTTCTGACAGTACTTTCACCAGCGCCAATCTGACGGGATATGGTCGCAATAGAAGGCCAGCAAACACCCTCATCGTTGCTGAAGTCAGCCAGGCGCGCCATGATTGCCACGCTGGATAGCTTCATCCCCGAAGATGCACAAGCGTCCCAGACGTATCCTGTTAATTTAGTGCTCATGATCGTCCTTTATTTCTCTGAATTTACGTCTGAATTGCTCGAGGGGGCTAAAGCATTCATGCTCGTACCCTTCACGCAGGTATATAACGCGCTGTGTTTGGTGCTCCCAGCGTATGACCCTGACCGGGACACCGTAGTGATCTCTGAACCATCGGTTAAGTTCTCGCATACTTTCTCCGCCTGGCCGTTAAAGTCCCCTACCACCCACTGAGCAAACTGGTAGCAGACAGGCTCGAACCCGCCTGGTACTCTTACCCCATACACGAACTGCACCGGTCCTGCTCCACCAGGAACTGGCCGCGCTACAAGTTGCGACCTGCGGTATTGTGTTGATAAACTGTTCATGCGTTAGTAATCTCCACTGATAACGACACGCCACGACGCCAGGAGCTGCAACTCGCTGGCGTCACTTCTTTTTGCGTGAAAAAAGCGTGATAATTGCGGCAATCTCTTCTTCCCGAGCTGCCAGGTGGCGGCGGTGATGCACCATGATTTCTTCGGCCTCGTGCCTTTCAATAACGCCATCTTCAAGCGCCTGTTCGATAATCTGATCAACCTGCCCCCTGGCGGCAGAGGTACGCATTGCCCGGCTAAACAAGTCCACGCGGTCCAGTTCTTCCAAGTGCGGAACATCCACCAGCAGAGCACCACGACGGCGAGCGAAGTAGTCAGCCAGTAAAGACGTGTTGGAAATGTCCTCCATCGCTTCCAGCTCGCTGACTTCGAAGAAACGACAGCCGTTTTTCTCGTAAAGGTTGTTGTTAAACTGCGTCACCGTCATTCCCAGTGCGCCAGCCATTGCTTCGCGCCCACCTGGATATGCTTTGCACATCGCTTTGACGGCTTCTTTGAGGTTTGGCTCTACCATGTTGATTTTCCTTTTGTAGTTATCGAATAACCGTTTAAGCAGTACGATTATTTGCACTTGGTACGTCATCTGTCTGATAGCGACTTGGGTATAAAATGTGTAATTCGCTTATTTCTCCTCTAAAGAACTTGGCTAATCTCTCCGCCAGTTCGACAGATGGGACTTGCTCGCATCTTTCAATGCGGCTCAACGTTGCAGGATCTACCTGTACCCCGGTTGCAACGTGCAATAAGGTCATGCCATGCGATTTTCGCAATTTTCTTAATGGTGATTGCATAATGCCTCCTATTTTTGCGTATTACG